GCCCGGCCCGGCTGGCCCCGCGCCCGGCCCCCACGCCCCCGGTCGAGCGCCGCCCGCGCAGCCTCTATGTCACCGGGGTCGAGCGCTGGGTTCGTGACCCCTACGCCCTCTACGCTCGCCGCATCCTCAACCTCGAACCGATGGAGCGCCCCGGCGCCTCGGCCGAGGCCCTGGCGCGCGGCAACGCCGTGCACAAGGCCATCGAGCGCCTGACCGAGGACTGGCCCGACCTGCTGCCCGACGATCTCGACGCGGTGATCGAGCGCCTGCTGCTGGAGGAGCTGGGCGCCCACGGTTTCGAGGACGCCGCCATGGCCCGCGAGGCGCCGCTGGCCAGGAACGCCGCCCGCTGGCTGGCCGGATTCGAGACCGAGCGCCGCGCGCGCGGCGTGCAACTGCTGATCGAGCAGCAGGGCGCATTGGAATTCGACGCGCCGGGCGGCCCCTTCACCGTCAAGGCCTACGCTGACCGCATCGAGGTCGGCGCCCTGTCGGCCGCCGTCATGGACTTCAAGACCGGCCAGGTTCCGACCGCCAAACAGATCAAGGCGGGCTTCGCGCCCCAGCTGACCCTGACGGGCGCCATCCTGGCCGCCGGCGGCTTCAAGGACACGAACGGTCCCGTCTCACCGGAAGAACTGACCTACGTCCGCGTCGTCGGCCGTAAGAAGGCGGGCGAGGTCGCCGTGCGCGCCGCCGGGCCGGAAGCGCAGGCCCTATCCGACGCCGCCCTGCAAGGCCTGATGGCCCGCGTCGCCGAGTTCGACCGGCCGGAGACGCCCTACCTCTCATGGGCCGCGCCTCATCTGATGGGCAGCTACAGCCCCTACAACCTGCTGGCCCGCGTCTGGGAATGGCACGTCATCGGCGGCGGCGAAGAAGGAGAGGCGGAATGAATCTCCACGTCCGCGACGGCATCAACCCCCAGACCCGCGCCGCCGACCCGGCCCGCTCGGTCTTCGTCACCGCCAACGCCGGATCGGGCAAGACCACCACCCTGGTCAGCCGGGTGGCGCGCCTGCTGCTGGGCGGCGCCGCGGCCTCGGCCATCCTGTGCGTGACCTACACCAAGGCCGCCGCCGCCGAGATGCAGGCCCGCCTGTTCGAGACGCTCGGCAAATGGGCCGTCATGGACGACGGCGAACTGTCGGCCGAACTGGCGAAACTGGACGACAGCGACCCCAGCGCCCTCAACCCCGCCCGTCTGTCCGAGGCGCGCCGCCTGTTCGCCCGCGCCCTGGAGACGCCCGGCGGGCTGAAGATCCAGACCATCCACGCCTTCTGCGAAAAGCTGCTGCGCCGCTTTCCCATCGAGGCGGGCGTCTCGCCGCGCTTCACCGTGCTGGAGAATGAGGCGGCGATCGCCCTCAGCCACGCCGCGCGCGAAGACCTGGCCCGCGCCGCCCTCAGCGACGCCGAGGGGCCGGTCGGCGAGGCCTACAGCCATTTCGCGGTCGAGCTGGACTGGGGCCGTTTCCAGGATCTTCTGGCCCTGATCGAGGCCAAGCGCGCCGAGTTGACCGACTACGTCGCCCGCGTCGCCGACGGCCGCGCGCCCGGCCCCTACGTCCTGACCGGCGCCGATCCGCACAAGACGCCGGAAGACATCGAGGCCGACTTCCTGCGCTGGCTGGACCAGGGCGAGGTCCGCCGCATGGCCGAGTTGATGGCGACCGGCTCCAAGAGCGACAAGGACCGGGCCGCCGAACTGATCCACGCCCTCGATCACGACTGGAGCTTCCACGGCCTGGGCGTCGTCTTCCTGACCGGCTCGGGATCGCCACGCAAGACGATGGCGACCAGGCAGGCGCCGCCCGACGCCGCAGGCTGGCTGGCCGACCTGCAGGACAAATTCCTAGCCGCGCGCGACCAGCTGCGCGCCGCCAAGGTCGCCGACGACACCATCAGGCTGCTGACCCTCGCCAACGCCCACGCCGCCCTCTACGAGGCGGCCAAGACGGCGCACGGCGCGCTGGACTTCTCCGATCTGGTGGCGCGCACGGTCGAACTGCTGACCGTCCGCTCGACCGCCGCCTGGGTGCTGTACAAGCTGGACGGCGGCGTCGATCACGTCTTGATCGACGAGGCCCAGGACACCGCCCCCGAACAGTGGGCCATCATGCGCGCCCTGACCGGCGAGTTCTTCACCGTCCCTGACACCGACCGCACCGTCTTCGCCGTCGGCGACGAGAAGCAGTCGATCTACTCCTTCCAGGGCGCCCGGCCCGAGCGGCTGCGGCAGGAAGCGCAGGTCTACGACGGCCTGATCACCGGCGCGGGCGGCGCCTTCGAAGGCGTGCCGTTGGAGACATCCTACCGCTCGACCGAGGCGGTGCTGAAGTTCGTGGACGAAGTCTTCGCCACGCCCGAACGCGCCCGCGCCCTGGTCGGGGAAACGGGCGAGATTCCGCACCACACCGCCGCCCGTCAGGGCCAGCCCGGCGCGGTCGAACTGTGGCCCCTGTTCTTGGACGAGGCCCCGCCCGAGCGCGACGCCTGGACCGATCCCGTCGATCAGGAAGGAACCGCCAGCGCCCGCAAGCGCATGGCCCAGACCCTGGCGCTGGAGATCAAGCGCCAGGTCGAAAGCGGCGCCGTCGTCTTCGACAAGAGCGGCTCCGCGCGACCGTGCGGCTACGGCGACTTCCTGATCCTCGTCCGCCGCCGCGACGCGACGTTCGAGGAGATCATCCGCGCCCTGAAGGCGGCCGGCGCGCCGGTGGCGGGCGCCGACCGGCTGAAGCTGTCGCAGCACATCGTCTTCGACGACCTGAAGGCGCTGGCCCGCTTCGCCCTCTTCCCCGGCGACGACCTGACCGTGGCCGAGGTGCTGCGCGGCCCCTTCTGCGACGTGGATGAGGACAGCCTGTTTGAGCTCGCCGGCCTTAAGGACCGCAAGGGCCTGTGGCGCGAGCTGAAGCGCCGGGCGGGCGAGCGGTCGGAGTGGGGCGGGGCGCTGGACCTGTTGCGCGCGGCGCGCGACGCCCGCGACCTCGATCCGTTCGGCTTCTTCTCCCGCCTGCTGAACCGGGTGGACGCGACCGGCCAATCAGGCCGCGCCCGCATCCTGACCCGACTGGGGCGCGAAGCCGAGGAAGCCGTCGACGAGACCCTCAATCAGGTGCTGGCCGCCGAGGGACGCGGCGGGACCGATCTGGAGACCTGTCTGGCTCTGCTGGAAGCCGCCGACGTCGAGGTGAAGCGCGAACTGGAAGGGCCGCGCGGCGAGGTCCGCGTCATGACCGTCCACGGCGCCAAGGGGTTGGAGGCGCCGGTCGTCATCCTGCCCGACACGACGATGAAGGCGAAGGCGCAGGGGCCGTCGTTGATGCCGGTCGCCACCGAGAGCGGCGAAGCCTGGCTGATGTGCCCCGGCTCGTCGAAGGAGGACTGCCCCGCCTCGGCCGACGCCCGCGCGGCGCGCGAGGCGCGGGTCGGCGATGAATCCCTGCGCCTGCTCTACGTCGCCCTGACCCGCGCGCGCGACCGGGTGATCGTCATGGGGCGCGGCTCCAAGCGCGCGCCCGAGGCCGGGGACTGGTGGTCGGTGATCGAAGAGACGTTCGACCGGCTGGGCGATCAGGTGCGCGAACTGGACGGCAGCGTCCGCCGCTACGGCGCCGATCCCGACAGCCTGCCCGCCGCCGTCGCCGCCGCCGAAATGCGCCCTGAGGCCCCCGACTGGGCGCGGACTGAGCCGCCGCGAGACGCCGCCGCCCGCTTCGCCTCGCCTTCGCAGATGCAGGAGCAGAAGCGCATCCCGGCGCCGTCGCCCCTAGCGCGCGGCGAAGGGCCGGGCGCCGGGCTAGGCCGTTTCCGGCGCGGCGACCTGATCCACCGCCTGCTGGAGCGCCTGCCCGACCTGCCCGCCTCCGACCGTCCCGACGCCGCTCGCCGGATGCTGGCCCGCGAGCGCGACCTGACCGATGACCAGCGCGCCGAGATGATCGCCGCCGCCTTCGGGGTGCTGGACGACGCCCGCTTCGCCCCCGTCTTCGGCCCTGGCAGCCGCGCCGAGGTCGCCCTGACCGGGACCGCGCCCGACCTGCCGCCCGGCGTCTCGATCTCCGGCCGCATCGACCGGCTCGTGGTCACGCCGCAGCGGGTGCTGGTGGTGGATTTCAAGTCCAACCGCCCGGCGCCCGATCAGGCCGAGGACGCCGATCCGGCCTATATTCTGCAAATGGCGATCTACGCCGCCGTCCTGCGCCGCCTCTATCCCGACCGCGCGGTCGAGGCGGCCCTGGTCTGGACCGACGGGCCGAAGCTGATGGCGGTCTCGCAGGGCCTGATGGACGCCGCTCTCGAAAATGCGCGTTGATTTGTCGAGGATTCGCACCCACATCTGTGCCTGAACGCCGGATCGTCCGGCGCGAAACCATCCGCGCTCATGCAGCAAGCCGTCGTGCGGCGAGCGATAGCGCACCAACAAAGGCGCTCAAGCAGCGAGCGACCGCGTCGCGAGCGTAGCGCATAAAGGAGAGCCATTCATGGCGACTGTGAAAGTCACCGACGACAGCTTCGACGCCGACGTCCTGAAGTCCTCGACCCCCGTGCTGGTGGATTTCTGGGCCGAGTGGTGCGGCCCCTGCAAGCAGATCGGCCCGGCGCTGGAGCAGATCGCCGACGAACTGGCCGGCAAGGTCACGGTGGCCAAGGTCAACATCGACGACAGCCCCATGGTCCCGTCCAAGATGGGCGTGAAGGGCATTCCGACCCTGATGCTGTTCAAGGACGGCCAGATGACCTCGATGAAGGTCGGCGCCATGCCCAAGGGCAAGATCGTCGAATGGCTGGCCGAAGCCGGCGTGACGGCGGACTAATACACGCACGACTTTTCCCTCCCCGTCCCGGGGAGGGTGGTTGAGGCCGCCAGGCCGAAACCGGGTGGGGGCGGCGCTGCTGACGTAGCGCCGCCTTTTTCATGCGCGTGACAGGAGTACGGGAAGCGAAAGACCCGCTCGGGACCGTCGCGCTCAGGATCGCCTGGCCCTCCCCACCCGGTCGCTGTTAGTGGACACTAGGACTTAGAAGGCCGGGATAACGTGGGATTGGCCGGGCCAAGGCGGGACAAACCCTTATGCAACAAGGCTTCTAACCACAAAAATTTGTCGGCGGGTTCGGCGCATCGTTGTCTAAGGACGGCTCCCTTTTAGACACCGACCCGCCACTTGATCCTAGAAAAATTTGTCGGCGGCGGTGGTGTCGTCAGCCGGCCCTTAGATGATCCTCATGCGGCCATTGGCGCGCCTCTGAAAGCTAAGCGGGCTCGGCTTCAGGGCTCTAATGGCACGGCTTAATGGCGCTCTAAGGCCGTCCGAGCGGTGCGGCCATTTTGCCAGATCGGTGGTCAGGTTCGCCCTGCCTCGCAGCGCGTAAGCGGGACCTGATGGTCCCACTTCGCTGAAAGCGGGCAAACGCCCGCCACGCCTAGCGTCGGGCGCTCTCGGCCGGGCGCGTGGCGAGATTTAAGTGGGACCGCTTTTAGCGGTGGTCGGTGTCCTCGGCCTTGGCCGTGAGTGCGCGCAGCACTTCGTCTTCGTCCTCGGCCACAAGGCAGTTGAAAGCGCCCGACAGAAAGACGCGGGTTCCCTCGCTGGTCTTGGCGAAACCCAAGACCCTGCTGGACCGGATATATATCGGCTGACCTTCCGGTTCCTGGGTGAGGCGCACGAACATCAGGCGGCGATCTTGGCGGTGATAAGGGCTGCGATCTTATCCGCGACAGCGCGATCCTCGGCCGAGAGCTTCCCGCAGTCGATTTCTAGCTGGCGGTCGTCGGCGTAGGTCGCATCGGCCGGTCGGCTGGCCAGGATGACCTTGCGCCAAGCGCAGGCCTGGACGGGCTGAGCGACCACATAGGGCGTGGCGCCGCTGAGCAAATAGGCGGTGTTGCGCTGCGCCTGGTAGTCGCCGGCCAAAGCCTTGTCGAAGTCGGCCTGGAGCGCATGGGTGTCGGCCATGCAAGCCCTCTCTGGATCGGGCGTCGGGCAAGGCATGGCGGTCGGGCGCACGATCTGGGCGACTTGAGCCGCTTGGGGCTGCGGCGCTTCGGAGCAACCGGCCGCGAACATCGCACCAGTCAGCATCAGGAAGGCAAGCTTATGCGACATGATCCGCCTAGTAGAAGTTGAAGCCGCCCAGGGCGCGGCCGAGGATGGCGAAGTGTTCGAGCGCGTGACCTTCGAGCACTTCCGGTTCGTAATGAGTGTTGTCGGAGATCACTTCGACACCGTCCAGTCCCAGCCGGCGCAGTCTTTTAATGCGAAGCTCATCACCGAGCCTGAAGGCGAAGACCCCTTCGCGGAACCGCGTGTCGCGGGTATCGACCAGGACACGCGCGCCGTCTGAAATCAGGGGTTCCATGCTGTCCCCTTCCGCTTCTACGAAGCGTAGCCCTTCGGCTGATGAGCGCCCCACGGCGCGCAACATGGTCCGATCCATGGGGACCACGCCTATCTGTTGCGCCAGATCGCTTATGGACCCGGCACCTGCGGCGAGCTGAACGTCCAGCAAAGGTATCTCGACAAAGCCGTGAGCCATGCTGTTCGGCTGGCCCGATCCGGTCGCCAGCCATTCGAGGCTGACGTTCAGGGCCTTGGCGATGCGGGCCAGCTTGAACGCCCCTGGTTCGCTCTTCCCCTTCAGCAGCTGGTTGAAGCCACTAAGGGACATATCCGCACGCTTGGCTACGACCGTTTGTGACGCAGACCCTATGGCAGAACGAAGCCTGTCCGCAAAATCTGCGTATGGGCCTTCGATATCGTCATCAACCACGTTGACCGACTCCGTTATGCGGAATAATGTCCGTTAAAACGTAGCGACCTACGTCAAGACGGATTTGCGGAATGCATCGAGAAGACATCAAAGCTGAACTGCGAAAGCGGTATGGGTCGTTGGCGGCCTTCTCTGAGCGTGTCGAGCTGCCGCGTGGATTGGTGAGTGACGCCCTGCGTGGAAGGCGTTCTTCGCGCGCCGAAGCGGCCATCGCGGCGGCGCTGAACATGCCGATCCATGAGTTGTTCCCCCAGCACTACGGCTTCAACGATTCGTCTCTTAGGGCGGACAATAATCCGTTACAGCGGAGACCGCACCGTCTAAACGCTGAGGCGCGTTAGACATGGCTCGGGGGGACGAAATCCAAGCCATCGGCGCCGTGATCGACCCGGTCGCCGTTCGCCACATCATCCGCGTTCGCGTCGCGGACATCGACGCATCCGACCGCCTTCGCGAGATCAGCGAGGCCCACGCCCAGGTCATCGCCGCCTCGATGCTGGAGCATGAAGCCGCCGGTGGTCGCCGCCAGCTTCAACCGGTGGAACTGGTGCAACGGGGCGACGGCTATCGACTGGTCTATGGCGCGCACCGTCTGCGGGCTCACCAGATCAACGGGTGGGGCGAGATCGACGCCGAAGTCGTGTCGCTGACGGACGCCCAGCTGCGTTTGCGCGAGATTGACGAAAACCTGATCCGTCATGAGCTGACGGCGCTGGATCGCGCCCGGTTCCTGCTCGAGCGCAAGCGCATCTATGAGGCGCTGAACCCGGCTGCGAAGCGTGGTGGGGACCGTCGTTCCGATCAAACTGCCAACATGGCGGTTTGGTCTTTCAGCGCCGACATCGCTGAGAAGACGGGCCTTTCTGAGCGCACGGTGTTCCGGGCCTGCGCGCTCGCGGAAAAGTTGGCGCCCGAAGCAGTCGCGCGCCTTCACGACACTCCGCTGGCGTCGAACCAAGCCGCCCTTGAGACGCTGTCGAAGCATCCGCACGGCCGCCAAATGGCGGCGCTGGACCTGATGTTCGCCGAGGAGAACCCGGCGAAGTCGGTGGGCGACGCCTTCAACCGCTTGGACGGCAAGGTCTCCAAACCGGCCGAGGAGCGGTTGCTGGACAAGTTCATCGATCAATGGGGCCGCATGGGCGCCAGGGATCGCGGCGCCATCCTGTCATTCCTCTACAACGCCGACCTGCCGCGCGGCTGGGCGCTGGCGAGTGAACTGCGCGGCGACACGGTCGTGCGGGGTCCCAGGTTCGACGACGAGGTGGACCAATGACCGCCGTCATCACCGTTCCCCTGGGCGGCCGCGAGGTTCTGAACGCCGTCGCGGCGGGCCGTAGCCCCTGGCACGGCTGGGACCACGGCACGGCTGCGCGGACGGCAGAAGGCCAGGAAGCCTATGAAGCGCGCGCCCGCGTCATCACGGCTTGCCGTGAACACGGTCTGCTGACCGGCGAGAACCTATTGACCGAGCTGGGCCGCGACGCCCTCAAGTCGATGGTGGCGCGTCATGGTTAAGCCGAAGCGCCACCGCGAAGACCCGCGCCAACTGGCACTGTCGTTCGATGCGCCGCCGCGCGTCATGCCAACCGAGGGCCTGCTGGCGGGCGTCGATCGCCTGATCGCCGGCTATGTCTCGCGCATCGTCCAGGAGGATGGTCGTTCGCGCGGAGAGATCGCCGCCGCCGTCTCGGCCGTGCTGGCCGACAACGTCAGCGAGGACATGCTCTACGCCTACGCCGCCCCGGCGAAGGGTTCACACAACATTTCACTGGCCCGCTTCCTCGGCCTGATCCTGGCGACCAAGCGCGCCGATGTGCTGGACGCCCTGGCGATCCGCATCGGCTGCCGGGTGCTGGAAGGCGAGGAATACGTGTTGGCCCAGCTGGGCCACCTCCGCGCCGAGCGTCGCCGGATCGACGGCCTGCTGCGCGACCTAGAACGCAAGGCCCAGCCTTTCGAAGGGAAGAACGCATGAAGGCGTGGTGGACCGCCCAGGAACTGGCGCTGCAAACGCTCCCCGGCCTGCCGACGACGAAGCGGAAGGTCAACGAAGTCGCTGCACAACAGGGCTGGGCCGAGCGTTCGGACGCCAGCGGACGCAAGCTGTCTCGCAAGAAGGCGGGGCGTGGCGGCGGCGTCGAGTATCATTACAGCGTCCTGCCGACGCCGGCAGTCGCGGCCCTCGTGGCGCGCGGCGAGATCATCACTCGCGCCGAGGTCGTGACCGTTCCGCAGTCCGAAGCCTGGGCGGCCTATGAGGCCCTGCCCGAGGCGAAGAAGTCCCAGGCGGCGTTCCGTCTGGACGTGCTGCGCGAGGTCGAGGCCTTGCGGCGGGCTGGCCATTCGGCCACCGGCGCCGTGACGCACGTCGTCAATCTGCACAAGGCCAAGGCTCGCAACGGCGAGGGCGACCACCACGCCTTCAGCGCAGCCACGGTCTATAACTGGCAGAAGGCCGTGCGCGGTCTGAACCGTGGGGATTGGCTTCCGGCTCTGGCGCCGCGCACCCAGGGGCGGACGGCGACGGCCGACTGCGATCCCAATGCCTGGGAGTTCCTGAAGGGCGACTATCTGCGCCTGTCGCAGCCGTCGTTCGAGAGCTGCGTGGAGCGGCTTCAGGACACGGCCGCGCTGAACGGCTGCCTTCGTCACCTCCGACCTGACCGGCCTGGACCCGGTGGTCGCCCGGCTGAACACGCTCGGCCAGCCGCGCCGCGTGGCGGACGGCTTGGCCAACATCGGCGGCCTGATCGAGAACCAGACCAAGGCCCGCTTCGACGAACGCCGCACTCCTGACGGCGAGGCCTGGACTCCGTGGTCAGAAACCTACGCCGCCAGCCGCCACAAGGGGCAGACCCTGCTGGTGGCCTCGGGCGCCTACCGCGACAGCTATGCCTGGGACCTGAGCGGCGACGAACTGCGCGTCGGCTCGAACATGGTCCAGGCCGCCCTCCTGAACTTCGGCGGGACCGACGACATGGCGCCGGGACCGGCCGCCGTTCCCGCCCGTCAGCACCTCGGCGTGTCGACTGACAACGCCCAGGAGATCGAGGACGCCATGGGCGACTGGATCGCGAGCGTGATGCAATGAGCGTCCTGCTGAACCTGCGCGCGGCCGTCATCGCCGCCATCACCGCCCAACTGCCTAAGGGCTGGGACGTGGGCGGCCACCTGGGCCGCTTCACCGCCAATGACCTGACCAAGTTCATCACCTTGGCCCCGGCCGTGCGCGTGGCCGTGCTGGGCCTGACCGATCCCAAGCCGCAGGACGGCGACGCCGTGGAATGGCGGGTCAAGATCGGCGTCTTCGTCGTGACCAAGGATCAGGGCAAGGCGCTGGCCCGCGAGGAGATCGCGGCGGCCGCCGTGGAAACCATCGTCCTGAACGCCTTCGGCTCGCGCTGGGGCATGGGCGCGGCAGGCGTTCGCCCGGCCGAGGCCGCCACAGCCCAGACCATCTTCAACGACGACACCCTGCGTCAGGGCATCGCCCTGTGGGCCATTGACTGGTCGCAGCCCGTCGTCCTGGAGAAGAACGAGGCGGCCGAGATCAACCCGCTGAAGGAACTGTGGGTCGGCATCGCCCCCGACATCGGCGCGGCCCACGTTGACGACTACATCGGCCCGTTCCCTCCTGCGGAGGCGACCGATGACTGACGCCTTCATCCAGGCCGAGGTCGCCCGCCGTCAGGCCAACAGCCAGCTTTTCGGCGTGGTGGTCACGGTCGATCATGCCGCCCGCCGCGCCGTGGTCGAGATTGAGGAGGGCTGGCAAACGGCCCCGCTGCCCTGGCTGGAACGCCGCGCCGGCAAGGCGCGCACCTCCTCGCCGCCCAGCATCGGCGAACAGGTCGCGGTCCTGTCGCCCGGCGGCGAGACGGCGGCGGGCCTGATCCTGCCCGGCGTCCCCTCGAACGCCTTCACCCCGTCCGAAGTCCGCGACGGCCTGGAGCTGTTCGAGACCGAGGGCGGCTATAGCGATCGCTGGGACGAAGAGGCCAAGACCCGCGCCATCGACCTGCCCCAGGGCGGCGAACTGACCGTGACCGTGGCCGGCCAACCGGCCCTGTTCCTGTCGGCCGACAGGATCGAGCTGACCGTGGGCGGCGCCAGCCTCCTGATCGAGGACGGCGCGGTCACGCTGAACGGCGATGTGAACCTGGGCGGCAAGGGCGGCAAGCCGGTGGCCCGTCAGGACGATCCTATCAGCACCCAGCTCAACAAGATCGTGGCCGGTTCCGGCACGGTGAAGGCGAAGTAATGGCCTCTTCAAACCGCCCTCAAGCCCCCATTCTGGAAACCTTCGTCGGCCTGTCCGCCGTCGATGGCCGCGCCATTTCTGGCGAGGCGCACCTGACCCAGTCCCTGCGCGACATCATCACCACCCCCATCGGCTCGCGGGTGATGCGCCGCGACTACGGCTCGCGGGTTCCGCGCTTGCTGGACGCCCCCATGACGCGCGGCTTGGTCGCCGATGTCGTCGCCGCCGTGGCCGAGGCCGTGGCCGCCTGGGAGCCTCGCATCCAGCTCAAGCGCGTGGTCGTGACCGAGATCACGCCCGGCCGTCTGGCGCTGGCCCTGATCGACCGCGCCGGTCGCCGCTTCGATCTGGGAGCCGCGTCATGATCCGGGGTGGCATCGACCTTTCCAAAATCCCGGCGCCTGACGCCCTGGTCGTCGTCGATCACGCGGCCAAGGTCGCCCAGATGAAGGCCCAGATGATCGCGGCCCGGCCCGATCTGGCCCCGGTGCTGGCGCTGGCCAGCGAGCCGCTGGTCAAGCTGATCGAGGCTTGGGCCTATGAGGCGATCCTGAAGGCGGGCGAGATCAACGCGGGCGTCCGCGCCATGCTGCTGGCCCATGCCACCGGCGCGGACCTGGACAACGTCGCGGCCAACCACCTGGTCGAACGCCGAGCGGGCGAGACGGACGACGAGTTCCGCGCCCGCGCCCAGCTCGGCCCCGAAGGCTGGTCCACCGCCGGCCCCGAGGGCGCCTATCGCTACCACGCCCTGTCGGCCTCGGCCGAGGTCGCCGACGTGGACGTGTCCTCGCCGACGCCGGGCGTCGTGCGCGTGGTGGTCCTGTCCCATGCGGCTGACGGCGTCGCCTCGGCCGAGCTGCTGGCCGCCGTCGATGGCGCCCTGAACGCCGAGGAGGTCCGCCCGCTCGATGACCAGGTCGTCGTCGTCTCGGCCGGGGTCGCCAGCTACGACGTGACCGCCGTGCTGAAGGTCGGCTCCGGCCCCGATCCCGCGCCCCTGGTCGCCGCCGCCGTGACCGCCGTTCGCACCTATGCCGCCGAGCGCCGCAAGTTGGGTCTGGGCGTCACCCTGGATGGGCTGAAGGCCGCGCTGATGCGCCCCGGCGTCGAGGCCGCGCCCATGACCTCGCCCCTGGCTGACATCCCGGCGCTGGCCGAGGTGGCCCCGGTCCTCGATCAGGTCGTCATCACCGCCGAGGTGATCGCATGACCTCGATCCTGCCGCCCAACACCACGCCGACCGAACGCGCCATTGAATCGGCGTCGAGCTTCGTGCGCGACCTGGTCGTGCCGATCCGCCACCTGTGGAACCCCGAAACCTGCCCGGCCGCCTTCCTGCCGTGGCTGGCCTGGTCCTGGTCGGTCGATAGCTGGAACCCCGACTGGCCCGAGGCGACCAAGCGCGCCGTCATCGCCGCCAGCCCGCGCGTCCACCGCCTGAAGGGGACCGTGGCCGCCGTCCGCGCCGCCGCTCAGGCCGTGGCCGGGGGCGCGCCGGTCCGCATCATCGAATGGTTCCGACCGGATGGATCGGGCCAGCCCTACCGCTCGACCCTGGACGTGGATGTCTCGGCCGGCGCGCCCGCCGCTCTGCCGCACGATCTGGTCGCGGCCGTCCAGGGCGCCAAGCCCCTGCGGTCGCACCTGAACGTGCGGCTGTCGGTTCGCGCGCCCACCCAAATCATGTCGGCCGCCCTAATCCGACGCCCGCTCGTCACCGCCCGCCTCGAACTGTCTGGCGATCTGCGGCCGAACCTCGGCGCGGGCGTGGTGACCGCCGCCTTGATCCGCCGCCCCCTGACCATCGCCACCCTTAGCGGAAACCTTTCATGAGCCTGCTTCCCGCCCTGACGCACGTCGGCCTTCTGGCCTTCCAGACCGCCAAGGCCGGCGGCGATCCGGTCGTCCTGACCCGCATCGGCCTCGGCTCGGCCTCGCGCCTACCGACTGGAACCGAAGAAGCCCTGGTCGCGCCGGTCGTGGATGCGCCGATCACCTCGCACACACTGGATCCGATCACCGGCCAGCTCGACCTCGGCGTCCAGATCGACGGCAAGGCTGTGGCCCTGGTCGGCGATCACGTCATCCATGAGGCCGGGGTCTTCGATCAGGTCGGCCGCCTGATCTTCTATTGGGCCTCGCCCGACAGCCTAGGCTCGATCACGCCCGTCACCGCCTACGCCCTGAACGTCGTCGTCGTGCTGGCCCAGGCCGACGCCGCCGTCATTCAGGTGGTCGACCAGGGACCGCCCTGGGACGCCGTGATCGGTCAGCAGATGGCCGACCTGGAGGCGCGCACCCGGCTCGCCTCCTTCCGAAACCTCTTCCTCGCTCAAGCCTGACCGGAGATCATCATGCGGCTCGCCGCCTCTAACCTCGCTGCCGCGCAAAACGTGGCCCTCTATACCGTCCCGGCTGGCAGGCGTGCGGTTCTCTCTGTCTCGCTGTGCAACCGCGCGGCGGCGACCGCCAAGGTGCGCCTGGCACTGACCGCCGGCGGCGATCCCACGGACGCCGACTGGCTGGAATACGACGCCAGCCTGCCGGGCTACGGCGTGCTGGAACGCACCGGTCTGGCCCTCGCCGCTGGCCAGAAGGTCTTCGTGCGCACGGATGTGGCGACCGTCTCGGCCTCGGCCTTCGGCGTTGAGGAGGCGGCCTGATGGGGCGTTATCTGACGGGCGCAAGCGCCTCGGCCATGGGCGCGGCCGCCGGGGCCTATGTTCTACCAGGCCAACTGCCGACCTTCGGTTCTGGCCGCTTCCTGGTCTTCACCCGCTCTCAGTCCTGGACGCCGCCGGTCGGGGTTCTTGAGGTGCGCGCGCGCGTCCTGGGCGGCGGCGCGGGTCTGACGGCCGGTGGGGCCAGTTCGTTCGGCTCCTATTGCAGCGCGACCGGCGGCCAGCCGGGATCGGGTGTAACCCCCGGCGCTGGCGGCGCGGGCGTCGGCGGCGACTTCCAGGCTGCCGGCGGCGCGG